CTGATGTTGGTACTGATACTAATACTAAAACTGATACTGAAACTAAACCTAAAGAAGATACTAAGAAGGAGGAAGAGAAATAATGGCACTTACAGACATTCAAAAGAAAGCTGTTTTGATTCAAATTGAACACCCTGAGATTTCCCAACAAGCCTTAGCTGACGAGTTGGGAGTTCATCGTAATACTATCGGTAACTGGAATCGTAACAAAGAGTACATCGAATATAAGAATGATTTAGCAATGGACGTTCACAAGTCGTTCCTTGCTGATACTCTTAAAATCTTGCGTACTAAAACGCTAGACCCACATGCACGAGGACATTCACGTTACTTAGAAATGGCATTGAAAACTTACGGTGTACTTACTGAGAAATCAGAACAAACGGTAACTGTTAAGGAAGAGAAGTCAGAAAAAGATTTACTTGCTGAACTAATGGAAGACTAGAAAGGTGTGAGGTAAATGAATGAGTTCGAACAAGTACCTGAAACTTACGAGGCTGAGAATGAAGAGTTTGACGCCTTGTATGTTATGGCATGGTTAATGGTTATTCAGGCTTTAATGAAACTATTACGTTTGCCTCAGGCTACTACTAGTACACAAATGTTACAAATGGAACGACAAGTAAACACTGAGGTAAAAGCTATATTTACTAACCTTGAACGTAAGGCGGTAAATATGGCTACTACTAAAGTAACTGAGGCTTATATGGAAGGCGTCTCTTATTCTCGTACAGCGAAAGCACAGGAAAGTAAATTGGTTGAGGTTAAGGGCAAAGATTTAAATGATGGTCATAGAACAAGGCTAAATAAGATGATTAGTCAAACACAAGATGATCTCCTTAAAGCTACTCATAATACTCAGAACAATGTAAAGCAACTTGTACGAAAAGTGGTTTCTAAAGAAATGACTGGTACTGGTTATGGTGGGAAAATCGGTAAGCAAAAACACATGGCAGCTAGAATTGAAAAACAATTAAGAAAACAATTTCTAGAGGCTGGAATTAAGGATAGTGACGTTGCAATAATCGACAAGGCGAACAGAAAGTGGAGACTCAAAACTTATAGTTCGATGGTCACACGCACGAAAATGAATGACTCATATATTAGTGCTATCCGTGAAGAATCATTACAAGATGGTTCTGACTTAGCTATCATTTCTACCAAACCTGATACGGCTGATGAATGTAAGAACTATGAAGGCATGATTATTTCATTGAACGGCTTAACGGCTGGCTATCTTACTTATGAGGAAATCAAAAAGTCAAAGGCTTGCTTCCATCCGAATTGCGGTCATTTTGTACGTCCAATTGGCGGTATTGATTGGATACCTAAGAATCTACTTAAAATTCATGAGAAACAAATGAGTAAGTATAGGGGTAATTAGTTTCTAATCGGCTTAAAATTAACATCATTTTACGATATATGAAAAAAGTTTTTAGATTCACCTGTAAAAAGTGGGTGTTTTAAGAACATGTATATTAGAAAGTCATAAAAGCGGTCACGATAATTCGTGGTCGTTTTTCTATTGGGATATAGTTCAGTCGGTAGAACGCTTGACTGTTAATCAAGAAGTCACTGGTTCGAGTCCAGTTATCCCAGCCATTGGAGAGTAGCTTAACGGTAAAGCGGTGTCTTGATAAGGCAAGGAGTGTAGGTTCAAATCCTACCTTTCCAACTTGGGGATATGGTGAAGAGGTATCACGTAACACTGTCTATGTTAAATCAGGGGTTCAATTCCCCTTATCCTCGTTGATAACCTTGTGAGTTCCTTAGGACAAACTCTCGTATGGAAAGTTGTCAGAGTGGCTTATTGTGATTGGTTGCTAACCAATTAAGGCGACCTACACGCCTTCACAGGTTCGAATCCTGTACTTTCCTCCAACTTGGGGTATTCGTATAACGGCTTATTATAACTGGCTTCCACCCAGTAGACAAGGGTTCGATTCCCTTATGCCCCTTACTTACATGAACTTGACTAGCCTCTTAACAATGCTGACTACGTCAAGTCTTTTTACTTATTCAAAAATACTTCTCGTGGCGTTGCACGTAAAACTCGAATGGAAGGGGAAAACGCATTATGACAGTTCCAACAACAGAACCAACAACACCAGTTGCACCGACAACTGAACCACCTGTAACACCTGAACCGCCAAAGGAAACTATGATTCCTAAAACACGCTTTGATGAAGTTAATACAAAGCTAAAAGAAATGGCTGAGAAGGTAGCTTCATTTGAGAAACTTCAAGCTGATGCACAGGCTGAGGCTGAACGTAAAGAACTTGAAGCAAAGAAAGAACAAGGGAAATTTGAAGAACTGTATCTCAATTCTCAAAAGGAATTAGACACTTTGAAACTATCACAATCTCGTGCTACTGAACTAGAAACAGTTATCAATGGCATGGTTGAAACTAAATTAAAAGCTGTACCTGAGGAAATGAAAGACTTAATCCCAGCTAACTTAACTGCTGAGGCTACTTTAGATTGGTTGAACAAAGCTGAATCAAAAGGACTTTTCGGTAAAGCGGAAGTTAAAGAAATCGGTAAACCTTCAAACAAATCTACTGAAACGCCAAAAGTAGATAAAGCAAATCTATCTCCTTTAGATAAGATTCTTGCTGGATTAGGAAAATAGTAATTTGCCTTAGGGCAAGACAAAGATCATATATTATGGAGGGAAACAATAATGGCATTAACATTAGTAGATGCACAGGTAATTTCTAAAGATGTATTACAAGCTGGCATCATCGAAACAATTGTTAAAGAAAGTTCTGTACTAGCTGTACTACCTTTCCAAACGATTGAAGGTAACGCATATTCTTACAATGTAGAAAAAGCACTTCCAACAGTAGCATTCCGTGGAGTTAACGAGGCTTACACTTCTAGCGAAGCACAATTCGAAACTCGTTCTGAGAACCTAGTAATCTTAGGTGGAGATGTAGAGTTAGATAGATTCATTATTCAGACTCTTTCAAATGTAAACGACCAGATGGCTGTTCAAATCATGGAAAAAGCTAAGGCTGTTGCTAATACATTCTCTAAAACTTTCTTCAAAGGTAACAAGGCTACTAACGTTAAAGAGTTTGATGGTTTAGACGTTCGTATTGCTGGTACTGGACAAGAACTTGACGGTAAAGGTAAATCTACTGAGGACAAAGAAGTTCTTGCAATTCTTAACGAATTACTAGATACAGTTCGTGGTGGGGCTGACGCTTTATTCTTAAATAAACGTGTTCGTCGTCGTATCTTAGCTGTATTACAAAACTCTAATCACTACATTGAACAAGGTTCTGATGCTTTCGGACGTCCTGTTTCTATGTACGGTGGAGTACCATTGATGGTAGTTGAAAACGAAATCTTAGGAGACACAGACATCTATGCTGTTAAGTTTGGTGCTTACACGCATGTTGCTGGTTTAACTAATGGTGGAGTTCAAGTACGTCGTTTAGGTGAGACTTCTGCAAAAGCTGTAGAAATTACTCGTATTGAGTTCTTCTGTGGATTAGCACAATTCAACCCTTACAGTTCTGCTAGACTTAAAAACTTTGGCGTAGCTGGGGCGTAATAGAGTGAGGTAAGGGTAATTCCCTTGCCTCCTTTTTTTATTTATCTAAGGAGGGAAATTATATGAAAAAAGTAGAAATGCACGTACCTAATAAATCATATGACGGATATTACGGTGGAGTTCGATTCACTAAGGGCGTAGGTATTTTTGAAGATGTAGAGTTTGCTAAAGACCTAGCTAAACGTTATGGATATGAAATTGTTGAAATTAAGGAAGGTAAGGAAGTAGAGGAAGTTGTTGAGGTAGCTGAGGAAAAACCAGCACCAAAGAAACGTACTCGTAAGAAAGCTGAACCAAAGGCTGGTGAGTAATTATGGAACTATTGGAAGTTCAAACTTTCATAGATAACAATATCTTCTATCGTGAGAAGTGGGACGAAGTCCCTGAGGATAAAATCAAGCAAGTCATTATTAACAATGCTGAGATTCTATTAAAGCGTGAGTTATCACATCACTTTAATGATCTTAACCCTGTTCCTGTAGATGTACTAGTAGAACAGTGTTTACACATTTTAGAAAGAGACGATTCACATAGACGTGCGGAAATGGGAGTTTCGTACTTTATGGCGAGTGGTCTTTATTTGTCATTTGACAAGAACTTTAAAGACTGGACTATTGCCCCAGCTATTCTTAAAGCCTACCCACGTCGGAAGGCTGGACGTTATGTGTATAGCAGACCTGACACGTTTAGGAGGTACTAATTATGATTCCTTTAAATCAGAAGGTCAAAGTTATTTTTGCAGATTCTTTAAATGATGAGTGGGGAATACCTGTAAAAACACCTAATTCCGTGACCTATAAGGTAAGGCTGGATTTCAACGCTGACGCACGAATTATAGAAGGGGCTGACGGTAAGAACATTATCTATTCAGCTACTCTCTATTTTAAAGGTGCTGTCCCTCTTAGCTATAAGGATTTCATCGAGTATAACAGTGGTATTAATGGCATGGTTACAGAGAATCCAAGGGTTATTTTCCCTATCGTTGACTTAGCTGGAAAGGTCATCTTCACAAAGGTAATTGTGTAATGGCTAGAGTTAAGATCACTGGATTCAATAAGAACATGAAGAAGATTGAGAAGGCTGTTTTTAACGCCTCCACTAAAACTATGAAAATGGCAATGCAAGACCTAGAACGAGTTGCTAGTGAAACCGCACCGTATGAAGAAGGTGACCTTGAAATGGGTGGCTTTCATGATGTGGATGTAAACGGCAAAGAGATTACAGGTTGGGTAGGCTTTGAGGCTTGGAATGACGCCCCTAATAGAAGTTACGATTTCAACTACGCTATATGGATTCATGAAGAAACCTATAACTTAGGCG